GGTGGTAGTGGACAGCGTGATAGATCGCCTGGATCTGAAACGATTCATCGTCCAGGGGAATGCACGGGCTACAACAACACTCAATACATTGTGGGATTGCACGGAGATGAGCCTGGATTCGGACGATGCACACCTGGGCGCGCTGGTGACCGGAGAGGGATACGTCATCGTCTGGCCGGATGCGGACGGGGAACAGAACCTGGATGCCTATTACAATGACTCCCGGATGTGCCACGTACAATACGATCCGGCGAGACCCCGCATCAAAAGATGGGCTGCCAAGTGGTGGCAGGCGGACAAAAAGCTGTGGCGGATGACGCTCTACTATCCCGATCGTCTGGAGTATTACGAGGCGCAATCGGCCCCGATGCCCGAATCGGCGAGCAAATTCAAGCTAACAGGCCAGGCGAAAAATCCATATGGCGTGGTGCCCGTGTTTCACCTGCGGCTCAATCGCCGCAGGATCGTGGGCGAGATCACGCAGAGCGTGCGAGAACTGCAGAACGCGGTCAATAAGCTGCTGGCCGATATGATGATCGCGGCCGAGTTCGGCGCAATGAAACAGCGATACGTGATCTCGAACTCGGATACCAGCCAGCTCAAAAATGCGCCGAACCAGATCTGGGACCTGCCGGCGGGAGATGGCGTGACACAGGATACCCAGGCCGGGGAATTCAACGCGACAGACCTCGCCAATTTCTACGAGCCGATGGAACGGCTGGCAGCGGCGATCGGGATCATCAGCCGGACGCCGAAACATTACTTTGTCAAGCTGCCCTCGCACGAGGTGAGCGGCGAGGCGCTGATGGCCCTGGAAGCCCCACTGATCAAAAAGTGCAACCGGTACATCGAGCGATTCGTACCTACCTGGCGGCAGGTGGCGACGTTTATGCTGCGCCTGCAGGGAATCGAGGTCGACCCGCTGGCCATCACGCCGCTCTTCGACCGGCCGGAAACGGTGCAGCCGCGCACGCAGGCAGAGATCCGCGAGATCAACGGGCGCGCCGGCATCCCACTGGCCACGACCCTGCGTGACGAGGGCCGGAGCGAGTTCTACCTCGAGCAGATGGAAAAGGACCGGCGGGATGAACGGCTGCGGGAGCCGAACCTGGCCCAGGCGTACCTGGACCAGGCGCGACGAGGGATGGATCAACCATAAGAGGAACGATGCCCTATCCTGGAGAGCATTCGTGCCGGATTTTGGAACCCGGCACATTTCAACCAAAGAGCTTTCGCCGCATCGTGCAGGGCAAGCTGGCGATCATCATCGGCAAACTGAAGGGCGAGAGCACGACCACGACGCAGGCGTTTCGCTATCCGGTGGACGATTGGCCGGAAGCGGATGCGCGGGCGCACTGCAAAAAGCAGAAGGGGCGGTTTGAGTCGGCGATGACGGGCGCGATCCGCGAGGCGGCGGGGGGGAATCGTGCCTGATCCGGCAGTCGTGGTGGCGATGCGCGAATTCAAGACGGGCCTGATCGCGCGCGAAGACAGCCAGATGCGCGAGATGGCGCGGCGCTGGCTGCAGATCGAGGATGCGCTGGACGCACAGATCGCGGCGCTGGCCGACGAGTTCGCGCGGCGGAGAGAGTCCGGCGAGACGATCTCCCAGGCGGCGCTGTACCGGCTGGAGCGGGCCAGGCGGCTGCGCGCCCAGATCCGCGCCGAGTTCGAGGGATACGTGCAGTACGCGGACGGGACGTTGGAGCGGTACCAGGAGGGCAGCGGGACATTGGGTATCGACCATGCAACACAGGCGATCCAGCTCGCGTATCGGGAAGGCGGACGAATCGGCGCGTATTTCGACCGGCTGCCGATCGACGCGGTACAGAATGTGGTCGGGATCGCCGGGGATGGGCAGCCCCTGGGCGACCTGCTGCGGCAACGGATGATCCGCGATGGGGATGGCGTCGAGCTGGCCGGAGTGTGGGAGCGGCTGACACAGACGCTGGTCGATGGCACGGCGCTGGGACAGAACCCCTACAAGGTCGCGCGGGCGATGCGCGACGATTTGGCCGGCGGGCTGAACAAGGCGCTGGTCATCGCCCGGACGGAAGGGCTGCGGCCCTACCGCGAGATGTCGCGCTCGCAGTACGAAGCGAGCGGCGTCGTCGAAGGGCAAAAGCGCCTGGCCACGCACGATGGGGACGTGTGTGGAGCGTGCCTGGCGGACGAGGGAACGCTGTATGGGATACACGCGATCATCAGCGATCACCCCCAGGGCCGGTGCGCGGGCGTGCCGGTGGTCAGGGGGATGCCTGAGGTGCGATGGACGGCGGGCGAGCAGTGGTTCACCGGGCAGGATGAAGCGATACAGCGCAGCATCCTGGGAAATGGGCGATACGAGGCCTGGCAGGAACGGCGGTTCGCGTTCGGGAACCTCGTCACGCATACAGACGATCGGGTGTGGGGTGCAGGGATCACGCCCACGCCGTTGGGTCAATTGGTCGCGTAGGCGCGAGATGCGCCGCGTATAGCGAGCGGCGAGAGCCGCAGGGAGGGCGAGATGCCACCGAAAACGAATGATCAGCAGGGCAATCAAGACAACCAGGGCAATCAGCAGGGCGATCAAGGCAACCAGGGCAACCAGGGCAACCAGGGCAATCAGGATGGCGGGACGCCGACCTGGGAGCAGGTGCTGGCAACATTGCCGGAAGAACAGCGCGCGCTGTACGAGACGCATACGCAGGGACTGCGGAGTGCGCTGCAGAGCGAGCGAGGGCAGCGGGATACCCTGGCCAGGCAACTCAAGGATGCGACGAAAAACCTGGAGGCGGGCAGCCAGATCCGCACGCAGCTCGAGCAGGCGACGGCGCAGCTCGAGGCAGCGAATGCGCGGGCCGACTTTCTGGAAGATGCTGCAAAGCCGGAGATCGGATGCAGCAATACCCGGCTGGCGTGGATCGCGGCGCAGGAGATCGGCGCCATCGACCAGCGCGGGCGGGTGAGCTGGGAAGCGCTGAGACAGCAATTCCCGGAGCTATTCACAAAGGCCCCACCGCCGCAGGGCAACGCGGGGGCAGGGACGGATGCTCCGCCGAAGGGCGCGGGAATGAACGCATTCATCCGCCGGGCAGCGGGGCGCGGATAAAACACGAGCCGCCAGAGCGGCGCTACGAATCTTTGGAGGTACAGAAATGCCTTACAACAGCTTGATCTCACGAACCGACGCGGCAGCGCTCATTCCAGAAGAGGCCAGCCGCGAGATCCTGAAAGCAGTGGGCGAGGAAAGCGCGGCCATGCGCCTGGGACGCAGGCTGCAGGATATGAGCCGGGCGCAGAAGCGACTGCCGGTGATGAGCGCCCTGGCCACCGCCTATTTCGTGACCGGCGATGTCGGTCTCAAGCAGACCAGCGAGGTGAACTGGGAGAACAAGTACATCGACGCCGAAGAGATCGCGGCCATCGTGCCGATCCCGGAGAGTGTACTAGATGATGCCGATTACGACATCTGGGCCGAAGTGCAGCCCGACCTGGTCGAGGCGTTCGGCGCGTGCATCGATGGCGCCGTGTTCCACGGCACGAATATCCCGGCGACGTGGACCACGAACCTGGGCGCAGCGGGACTGGACGCGGTTTGCATCGCGGCAACGCACAACCCCAGCGCGGCCGGGTACGCGGATCTGTACGAGGCGATCCTGGGCGAGGACGCGGCGGGCAATGACGGTGTGCTGATGCTGATCGAGGCCGATGGGTTCATGGCCTCGGGACACGTGGCGCACATGTCGATGCGCGGCAAACTACGCAACGTGCGCAGCACGGACGGGATGCCGATCTTTACCCGCTCGATGCAGGACGCCAACCGCTACGAGCTGGACGGCGAGCCGATCCTGTTCCCGCGCAACGGGTCCATCGACGCGGCCCAGTTCTGGATGCTCAGCGGCGACTTTACCCAGCTCGTCTGGGCGATGCGGCAGGACATCACCTACAAGGTGCTCACCGAGGCCGTGATCCAGGATGCGACGGGCAGCATCATCTATAACCTCGCACAACAGGACATGGTGGCCTTGCGCGCGGTGATGCGCTGTGGATTCGCGCTGCCCAATCCGATCAACCGGATGAACCAGGCGGCGACCCGCTGCCCGTTCGCCATTCTCACTGCCTAGCCCAATCCTGATCGGGGATAGGCGTTCGTTTGAGGAGGTAACCGATGGGTCTCTTTCCGAAACAAATCAAGGAATATCTGGCCCTGCAGGGCATTCCTGCGGGACCGGATAGCAACATCTACCTGGTCGATACCGAGGAAGGGTCCGACTCGAACCCGGGCGATCGCTGGATCGCGCCTCTACTGACGCTGGAGGCTGCCTATGCCAAGTGCGTTGCCGATCAGCACGACACTGTTCTATTCTTGGCCAGAGACACTGCAGACAACCCTGCCGCATCGATCGCGTGGGACAAGGACTTTACCCATCTGATCGGGCTCGGCAACAATCTTCCAGGTGTGGGTCAGCGTTGTCGCGTTGTCGGAACTGCAGCTGCCGATCTGGTCACTGTGATGACTTTCGGCGGCAAAGGGAGCATCATCCGCAATATGCAGATCGGTAACGAAGCTGATGCTGATGTTGATAGCGGAGCGGTGCTCATCACTGGCGATCGTCTCGAGTTCAAGAATGTCTTCTTTGCTGGGATGGTACACGATACGCCAGCTGCACGTGCCGGTTCGTACTCCCTGACACTGACTGGTGCTCACGAGAACTTTTTCGAGGATTGCACCATCGGCACGGATACGATCACACGGGCAGCCGCCAACGCAGAGCTGGTGATGACTGCAACGAGCTCCAAAAACATCTTCCGCCGTTGCCGGTTTTGCTCGAAGTCGGAGACGGCAGGGAAGTTCTCGGTGCATATGAATGTGCCAGTGGGCGGAGCGGGCCTGAACAGCTGGGAAGACTGCTTGTTCTACAATCAGTCAGTGAACTGGGCACAGGCGCTCACTGACGTCTTTCATATCTCGGGAGCACAGGGAACGTACTTTATCGACCTGGCTCGGTGCCGCGCAATTGGCTTTACGGGCTGGGGAGATGTCGTAACGCACATCTACAGTGCAGATCCCGCTCCCGTCAACACGTTCGGCATTGTTCTCAACCCGGCAGTCTAGTAGAGCTGCCCTCGGTCTGCTTTGAACCTGTAGAGGAGGTTTAGTACTATGACGATCGCGAGGAACTATGAAGGTCGCGGTGCGATGACGATCGATATCACCGGCGTGGCGTCGGTCGCCGCGGGTGGGATCGGCGCTCTCGCCAACCCGGAAGGCGTGAGCCTGCTGATCACGAAATCGACGTTCCAGTTCATCACGCCGAGCGACGGAGCGGCAAACCTGGGCGTCGGGATCGGCGCGACCGCGGCCACGAAAGGGACCGATGTCCTGGACGACCTGGACGTCAACGGCGTCGCCGCCGCATCCTGGTACAACGGTCACGCGCGGCAGAACACGGCCAAGACGGCCATCACGGCGCCGGCGGTGTGGACGCCGACTACGTACCTCACGTTCACCGGTTCGGCGACGACTGTGGGACTGGTCGGGCGTCTGTACCTGGAGTACATCCGCCTGTAGCGAAAGCGAGAAACCCGGTTTCCGAGAGAGACCGGGTTTCTGAGGATTGAGGAGGCAGCATGGCCACAGAAGCATTGACGGCACAGAGTGCAAATCGCACCGGGGCAGAGCTGGACAAGCAGAGCGTGACGACTCTGGATGGGTTTACATTCCCCAACGACGGGCACACGGTCCTCGTCGTGAGCAACGACGCCGAGGACCTGGCATTGGCCTTTACGATCCAGAAGAAGCTGGATGGCCAAAGCGTGACGCGCACGGCCACGGTGGCTGCGTCGGAAGAATGGGTGATCGGCCCGTTCCCGGTCGAGCTATACAACGACGCGGACGACCTGGTCACCTGCACGCCCGACGCCGACCTGGCGACCGGCGTCGCCGTGATCAGCTTCTAGGAGCGAACGATGGCAGCGACGGCGGCGCAGATCGCAGAAGTCCGATCGATGGCGGCCGAGCCAACCGAGGATACATACACGGACGAGGCGATCCGGGCATACATCGAGGGTTATCCGCTCCTGGACGAGCGCGGCGAGGTGCCCTATATCTGGGATACCTCCACAGATCCGCCCACGCAGGATGAAAACGAGGACTGGATCCCGACCTACGACCTGAACGCGGCGGCGGCCAAGATCTGGCAGGAAAAAGCAGCGGTCGTGGCCCAGGACTTTGATTTCCAGGCGGATGGAGGCGCGTTCAGCCGTTCCAAGAAGTTCGACCAGTATATGCGGATGGCGAGCCACTATCGCGCCCGGCGCGCGCCCGCGACGCACACGCTGCATGTGTATCCCAAGCCGGCTGCCGCCGACGCGCACGACTGGATCGCCAACCTGCCGGAAGAGGGCGACTGATGCGAGCTTTTACTTCCACCGAGCTGAGCAGGATGCGCAGCACCCAGGACTCGGCGATGCAGGACGTGTGCCGCATCGGCGCGTACCGGGAAAGCATGGACGGCTATGGCAATCCCGACACGTCCAGCCCGGGCACGCTGTGGACCTACGGTGGCGAGCAGATCTGCGGGCTGCAGCACGTCCGGCCACGCGAGACGCAGGCCAGCGGGGACGTCCCGCTGATCGATGCGCGCCTCCGCCTGCCGATCGGGACGGCCATCGACGAGCGGGACCGGATCCGGATCGAGCGGCGATACGGCGAGGCGCTGCCGGCAGCGCAGGTGTTCGAGATCGTTGGACCGGTGCAGCGCGGGCCGAGCGGCCTGGTGCTGGGCCTGCGGCTGATCGCCGACGGCAGCGGCGCGCCGCTGGAGTAAAGATGAGCGACAATGTCAACTGGTACGAGAACGACGTCATCCTCGCCGTCGAGGGCGCGACGGACGAAATCCTGACCCGGCTCGCCTTCCAGTGCGAGGCCCTGGCCAAGGTCAATATCCAGACCAACGGGCAGATCGATACCGGGTTCATGCTCAACAGCGTGTATGGCATCGGCCCGGGCGGCGATCACCGGAGCGCGGCCGAGGCCCAGGCCCAGGCCAGCGCGCCGAGATCCCTGGCGGCAATGCCCCAGATGGAGCCGCACCGGGCGGGCGTGCACGCGGCGGCCGAGTACGCGATCTACCAGGAGATGGCCAACTCGTTCCTCTATCGCGCGCTGGAGCAGCTCCAGGAGGTCGCGGGCGGGACGATCCAGGAGATTGTGCTGTGATCGACGTGCACACCACGATCCGCACGTTCCTGCTGGCCAACGAGGGCCTGGCCGCGCTGGTGCCTGCGGCGCGCGTGTTCGCCGGGCGAAATGAGCCCCCGCCTGGTTATGCGCCGGGCAGCGATGGGCCGTGCGTGGTGTTCAAGACGCGCGGTGGGGCCGGGACCTATCGCGGGCGGGACTACGAGGATGCGCTGCTCGTGCCCTCGATGCAGTTCAAGTGCTACGGTACGAGTGAGGTCGAGGCGTACCAGGTCTACCGGGCGCTGGCCGATGCGCTGCACGGCGGGCGCGGGGCGAGCGTGCTCCACGCCGAGGAAGCCGGGATCGGGCAGCCATTGGAAGAGCCGGACACCGAGTGGCGGTTCGTGCTCTCTTTTTTCGACGTGATGGTGCGGTCCGCGTAGCGACCGCATCCCGCGAATCAGGCGGGATCTCCGCTACGCTATGAGGAGGTATCGATGGCAATTCCAGTCGTGGCAAATGTAATCAAGAGCGGCGCGCGGCTGTATGTCGCGCCGGTGGCCGAGGCCAACCCCGACGAGACGACCGTCGCCTATGGGGCCGCCTGGGGCGGTAACTGGGTGCGCGTCGGATTCACCAAGGCCCTGCTGGCGATGGCCTATGGCAGTGAAGAGTTCGACATCGAGGTCGAGGAAGAGCTGGGGTCGATCAAGCGCCGGCGCGTGCGCGAGAAACTGACCCTGGAGACGGTCCTGGGCGAGCTGACGGCAGCGTACCTGCAGCTCTCGGCCTCGAACCAGGACACGGTCACGGAGACCCCGGCCGCCGCCGCGCAAAAGGCGTACGAGGAGACGGGGCTGGGCGGAGAGCCGATCCTGACCGAGAAAAAGTGGGGCTTCGAGGGACTGTTCATCACGGCGGGCGGAGACGAGGAACCGATCCGCCTGTTCGTACACAAGGGTACGGCGATGATGAACGGCAACCTCGAGTTCTCGCAGAAAAACACCGACTATACCGGGATCCCGATCCAGATCAAGGCCCTGGCCGACACGACCCAGAACGCGGGACAGAAATTCTGCAAATTCCAGCGAGTGACATCCGAGACGACCTAGCCCGCATACGCGGGATCGAATGGGAGGGGCATGATGGGCGCACAGGAAAAGGCGGAGGCCAGGATCCAGAAGGTCCTGCGCAGGCTGAGCACGGACGAGGTCGACCGGACCGTGCCCGGCGATGACGGCGAGTTCAAGGCCATCGCCGACGCGGTGATGGCCTGGTATCAATTGTTGATGGCCAGCGGCATCGTCGATCGCAAGGACAGGCGCGCGATCAACGTCCTGGCCAGCTCGATGCTGGTGCTGGGCACGCTGGTCAAGT